CTTCTAAACACTCTAGGATCTTCACAAAGGACTGCAATCCCTGCTACTTTCATATTATGAACAGTAGCTAATTCACGACTTAGCTTTATTCTTTCGCACGTTTCGTCTGTGTTGTTACCACTTGAACTCAATCCAATAAAAGAACTTTGTACTCCAAGAGAATGTCCTAAGTTACATACGTCAATACCCGATACAGCAGGGGATGAACTGGCTGTAGGGGGAAAACTTTTTATATTAGAAGTATTGTTAGTAGTAGAACTAGTACTATTACTAGAAGAACTACCAGATTCATACGTTGTACTAGAGCTAGAAGTATATCCTCCAGATATAATAGTATTATCACCAGAAACATTTGTATTTTCATTTGCTATTGATTGTGTGCATAAGAGGATCAGAGAGGTAAACACCAATCCTCTTATAACACTAGGGAGAAAAGAACATTTATTATAGTCTAGCATACTTTCATACCTCATCAACTATTTTTTCCATTTACTTAATGTGGATACACCAAATGATCCAGCAACTATTGTTAGAATAATATACCAAAATTCTGTAGGTGCATTACCTAATAACTCCCACCCCAGTACCATATGTTTCTGTGTGTATGGTGTGAAGTGAGCAATAAGTATTCCAGAAAAAACAATAGTCAATAGCTCGTCTTTCCATGACTTCGAACTAGCTTTTACTTGTGCTTTCATTACAGACTGTTGGGCCTTTGCAACAGCTTCTTCTTTTTTTATTTGTGCATAATCTGTTTGTGCAATAGCTTGTATCTCTGCTTCTCGAACCATCTTCTTTTTTTCCATAGCATGGCTAGCCGCTCCTATAACTTTATCAGCTACAAGCTTTGTTATTGGGTTAGAAAGTAATCCTAAGAATGGTAACATATTATCCTCCGTTAAATATTCTCATTAGACCTACAATGACAGCTATACATCCACCTATCCATGCAACTGACTTAACAGCACCACGACCATAGGACATCTCTAGCTGTAGCTTGTGTATGTCTGCTGAGTTCTTTTCGATATCAGAATGCATATGATCTAACTTCTCGCTTATGCTTTTCATTGATGGTCTGTTATCTGCCATTATACTATTTCTTTATGATCTGTTATTAATGTGTTCGTACCATCTAAGCTGACCAGTCTTAGATAAGATGTTGTTGTTGGATCAACTCCTTCTCCTAATGTTGCAGGTAAAGCTGATGTATTTGCAGGTAGCGTTACACTATAATTACCTTGTATATTATAAACTCTAACAATAGCATTATCAGCATTACTTGATTGGTACTCATTGTAGTAAAAGAAATTACCATCTTTACTCATTCTTACATTATATATATTAGTTGCATTACTATTAGCAAGAGTGATCTCTGAACTGCCGATAAACTCTAATGAACCAGCACCTATATTCCACGGTATTTTACATCTATATTTATATACAGATGTTTTACCACTTGTAACATTATCTTCAACAATAACAACAGTAGTGCCATCATAAGATATATCGCCACCAATCTCATCATCTTTATTACTTTCACCATGTGTTCCTAAATCAAAATCTGCAAATGATTGTAGTGTTAATGTGCTATCGATATCATATGCTGTACTTAAACTAATAATAAAAGCACCTTTGGCATTCGGATAAGAACTATGATCTTGGTGTCGCATATTCTGTAAGTAAGCCAATGTACCATCATCATTAAATCTAATATTTACAAAGTAAGCGTCTGCACTTGCCGCCAAACTTAATGGTGTATCCATAACAATACTATGATTTGCTGTACCAGATACTGTGCTAATATCATAAGGAGTACTGACAGTATACTCATATAAATCATTACCTCTTGCCGCAATTAATTTACTGCCATCACCATTAAATGTAAGACCATGTATTCTTATAGATGATCCAAAAGATGGTGATACTTTACTATCATAAGATGCTGTGCTTACATCATAAGCAGTAGATAGCGAATACTGATGTATTGAATAACTACCATCTTCACCTGCAAGATAAAATTTTGTACCATCAGCATTATAAAAACTACCTTTAATTCTTTCAGTACCTTTTTGTCCATCAAAATCTTCATTAGTACCTGCATTTAAAGAAAGAACATCATATCGTTTAGCAACATTTTTTAAAAATAGTTCTATCTCTCCTCCACTTGGTACATTAGAAAAGCTGTAGGTTGTATCCCCAGATAACGTATGACTAAAAGCAGTAGCACTAGACCAATCTAGTGTAGGTGTTGTACCAGATAAAGCTGATGCTAAACTAAATCCACCACCACTAGGTGCTTCTGCCCATGTTAATCCACCACTAGCACCAGACTGTGCTGTAAGCATATAGCCATTGACTGGAGTATTCGATACTTTTAGATTTGCTTCATCTACTATATTATCTGCTATTACAGTTGCACCATCAGCAGTAGAGGTTACTTCCCCAGAGTGATTAGGATGGACGTAGGCATTCGCACCATCTGCAACATTAATCATTGTTCTTAGATTGGCTGGTGTAATCTCCTCGATCACTCCTGCACCAGCACTATCTCTACCTAGTATTCTATCTGTTGCTGATACATTCTGTATCTTAGCATAGGTTACAGCATCTTCTGCAATAGTCAGTACACCAGTATCTGCAAGTGTTGCATCACCAGATACTACGTTATCGATAAACTTAGATGTACCAGTATCATACAAAAGTAAAGCACCATCTGCTGGTGAGGTAAGATTAGTATCACTTGCACCATCTATTGAAAACGTAGAAGCAATTACATTCCAAGAACTACTATCATAGAATTTAAGTGTGTTACTTGTAGTATTAAAGAATAAATCACCAGCATCTAGTGATGAACTAGGATCGGAGCTACCTACTCTATATCTGTCTGCAAAACTATTTACACCACTTACGTTCGAAGCAACTGTATTTACATTAGATATAGAACCAGCAACTGTGTTTACATTTGATATACTGCCAGCAACTGTATTGATATTAGAGATACCACTAGCAACTGTAGATATATTAGAGTTAGCAGAGGCCACTGTAGATACAGCAGAGCTGATACCAGCAACAGTAGTAACATTACTGCTAATACCTGCCACTGTTGTAATATTAGAATTGATACCTGCTAGTGTACTTATATTTGAGTTTGCTCCTGCAACAGTACTTATGTTTGAGTTTGCACTAGCAACAGTATTGATGTTTGAGCTGTTAGAATTGACTGCATTTATATTAGTTGTATTATCTGCTACTGCTGTAACATTACTACTAATACCTGCAACTGTAGTAATGTTGCTAGAAATACCAGCAACTGTATTTATGTTAGAATTATTACTAGCAACAGTTACTATCTCAGAAGTTATTGTGCCGATAGTTTCTAATCCAGTTGTAGTTAGTGTAGTTTCAACATCACCAACAGAATCAAATGCTAATACTTTGTTAGCTCTTGTATTTTTAACTGGTAACTCTATGTTTGCAGATACAGTATCGTGATCTCTTAGCTTTACACTACGCTCTGCTTGTGTTTGTGTGTCAGCTATCATACTTATAATAGTATCAAGCTGTGTATTTAATGTTGTAATATCAAATGCACCAGCTGGATTAAAATCAGAAGTACGTTCTACAACTATATCTCTTATAATTACAACTTCATCACCAGCTGTAAGACCAGAACCAAATGTAACAGTACCACCATTACCAAACTCATATGCTTCATCACTTGTATTTGTTACACCAGTTATTTTGTAAGTTGTTGTTGTTGTAGGATCTGCATTATAGGTCATCAATGTAGCGTTCTTAAACACTTTTACATCAGCAACAGCAAAAAACTCAAAACCAATAGTAAATGCTGTCTGTCCACCAGTAGCAGTGTAAGAATTTCTTGGGGTATTTTTAGCACTAAGTACCGTCATTTATTTCTTCCTCTGGCTTCAATGTATTTGTTGCTTTGTTATACATACTCTTAAAAGTATTATCCCAATACCATAAATTTTGCAACGGAATTAATCTTCTTATAGCACTACGTCTTTCACTAAATGTGCTATCTTCTCCACCAAATGCATAGATAGTATCAAGTAGTAATGATGGCCCAGCTCCAACTAACTCACCAGTTGCATCAACAGCATTTGCTTCACCAAATCTACCACCTACACCAGCTAAAGCACGTAGTCCAACCATTTGACCAGTATAACCTTGTGATAGATTTTCTAATATAAAGTTCATATCACCAAATAAACCTAATACACCAGACATTTCAATACCACGTATCAGCTGTTCTCTACGTGTTTTTCTTTTCCATGCATTATAGTTTTTCATAGCATCTGCCATCATGCCCATTGTAATCATAGCTACAACACCCATAACAATATTTTGTTCTCTGCCTTGTAATCCAGATACAAGTATCTTACGATTAGCGGCATATCCCCAAGACATAAATTGAAATGGTAATGCCATAAATGCATTGTTAAATTGACCACCATATTCAGTTGTACGATAACCTAGCTTTTCCGCAAGAAAGCTATTTTCAAATAATTTTAGTTTCTTAGGATCTGTAATCTTTATTACACCATGCATCATACTTAACTGATCTGCTGGTGATGGTGTAACTATAGTTCTATTAATATCTGCCACTAATGCTTCTTTAAATTTTCGAGCTGCATTATCTCCACCAGCTACTGTTCCCCAGTTATCTGCATTAGCTGTTAGCAATCCATCAAAATCTTCTACTGGTGCTTTTGCTATAACATCAGCTGTTCTTTTATCAATGCCTAATGATATTAATCTAAGTTGATCTTGATTGGTTAAGTTACCAGATGACCACTTCCTGGAATCTTCAATTATTCTATGTGAAGATATTACACCTTGAAAGTCTTTCATCATTTGTGTCCATGGAGTAAGACCATTTAATGTATAGAATGGTGCTTGAAAATTATGTAATCTATTAGCTTGTTTATCAAACCATCTTGCTAATTTACCAGTGCCTACACCAACTTGTCCTCCATCCTCGATAAATCTTTTACGTGCCATACCCATTGTTACCTCGAGAGCAACACCCATATATCTTAAATTTTGCACCGATTGAAAATAAGCTTCATTATTTTTCATATATGTACCTAAGCCAGTACCAAATGTTCTACGAATACCATTAACCATAATAGGTCTTGCAATATCTACAGTGGCACTAATTACAACCTTACCCATCATAGCTAATGAACCCCAATCACGTAACGCACCAGCAACCCTTTTATTAAAACTAGAGGGATCTTCTAGTGATAATGTGCCAGATAGTTTACCTTTTTCAGCATTTACCAAACCTAATATTCTATTCATGCTGTCTACATCATCTTGACTAGTTATCTCATCTTTTATAAAACGTATTTTTGTTTCAATATTAAAACCTTCTAAATGTGGATCACCAAATCTTTTTGTAGTTTCTATAGCTGTAGAAGTTCTTTGAATGTACTGTCGCATTAAGTATTCAATATCGGTATGTATAAAATCTGCTATACCATTAGTTTCTTTTAAAAACTCTTTAGCATCTAAATTAAGTGTTCTTCTTTGAAAAGGAGAAAGTCCATAAACATACTTACCAGTTTTATCTTTAGCTTTTCCTAAAATACCATCAAAATCATCTGCATCTTCTGCTATAAGTCTTTCTGTAAAATCTTCTGCTCTTTTTCTTCTAGCTTCTGGAGATGTATCAAGTGCTTTTGTTTCACCAGTTCTTATATCAACCTCAAATTTTTGGTATCTTGGATCTGCAAATTTACCAGCTAACCAATTTATAAATGCTTCTTTGTTTTCTATAATCGCGTGTTTATCAAATATTAATGGTATGTAATTACGTGGATCTGGTACGAAGCTATCTGTCTTTAATAAATAGTTTTTATTCTCATTAATCTTTTTTATTACATTCACTTTCTCTTTGACTTCAGCTAATGTTTCTTGGGCCACCTTAATTTTCATTTTACTTGCAGGTGTATTTACATTCTTATTTTCATTAATAATATCAGTTAACTGATCTTGATATGATTTTAATCTTAACAGTCTACCTTGTACTGCTTCTGATGTTGCATATAAACCATACTTTTTATTTTCTAAATTGTAATGTGCAAAAATATCACGTAGCTCATCTACAGCATTTTTAAGTAGTGGTGATGGTAAATCTTCATACAACTCATCATCTATTATAGCTTGTGTAATCATTTCTTTATGTCTAGCAAAAGACATACGTCTGTTATCTTGTGGGTGTGTTGTAAATCTATTAGCAAATCTATCAAATGCTCCAGTAACTCTTTTTAATTGTTTAGGTAAATTATAAGTTAAAACCTTTAATTGTGGTGCATTAGGATCAGTACCACCTGTTTCTCTAGCAAAAGCAACATAGCTATCATCAAGTATAGTATTCATTTGACGAACAAACTTATCATGGTTTATCTTTACATCTAAAGCAATAGATCCATTAAAAACACGACCAGCTCTAGCAGAAATTGATCTAGTTGCAAAATCGCCACTAATAGAAAACATAGAATCAATAAGATAGTTTCTAACTCCAGCACTCTTTACTGTTTTATCATTAAGTATTAGTCCGTAGTTAGTAATACGTTCAATCCATCTACCAACCATACCAGTTTCAGTTCTTCGATCTGCTTTATTTGCAAAGAAAGAATCTAAGGCTAACTGATCTAACCTTCGATCATACTGAAATTGTGTTTCTTCTGGCTTACGTTGTACTCCCAAATAATCACGATCTACAGCTTTTTTAATTTCAATCTTTTTAAAATTAGCTAAACTACCTACTACTGCTTTAAATCTCTTAGGTGATCTTTCCCACTTTCTTCTAATTATATCCATATCTAAAATTATTCTTGGTCTTTCTTCAGCAGTTTCACCAATAATTTTTACAGCTTGTCTTTTACCTTTCATTCTTGGTACTTCTTGTGTATCAACATTTGGAATATCTTGACGTACATTATAATCCCAATCATAATCTGCACCTTTTGCACCATGAAACTCATGTGCAGTATTATAGTTATCACTAAGCTCTTGAAATGTTTTGCCATTAGTTAACTGTCTAAATTCTGTATCATCTACAGCAGTACCAACTCCACGACCTATTGCACCAGTTAATAAACCACCAATAAGATAAGACGTACCAAGTGCTAAGCCAACTTCTGTCTTAGTAGCAGTTGGATCAATATTATATCTAATAGCTTCTGTTGGTGCTATAATACCAGTTACAGCCGCACCACCTCTTTTAAATCTTTGTTTAAAAGTTTTTGCACCACGTAATGCTGGGTGTATAGATATTAAATTTATTGGATCTAACACTCCAGATAAAAAAGCAGGCCAAAACCATCTTTCTGAATTATTAATTCTATTACGAAGTGTATTGTTATAGTTAATCTTATTAATGATTCTATCCATATGAGCTTCATTAATAACATCAATAAATTTATCAGCATATTCTTCATAGCCAATAAGTTTTTCTGATTTATAGGGATTAAAATTTAGATCTGGCTCTCCCAAACCCTCAATGCCATTTGCTTTAATGTCATTATATATTTGACCTAGATAGCTCAACTCATGGTAATCTGATACATCTTCCATAAATGTAGAGCCACCAAAATCGAAATATCTTTGTGGGCCATAATGAAACTCACTATTATAATTTACATCATGGTTTTTTGCAATATCATATATCTCAAAGTCGGTTATTTCACGACCTTTAAACTTTAGCTGATCTTTACGTTTCTCTATAAGATCATCAAGATCTTTTTGTTTTTCTCTATTGAATACATATAAATCCCCAAGATCACTATCTCTAAAATTTTGTGCTTGAAATATCTGCTGTACTTCTTTTGCCATATTACTCCTTACTTAGATCTGTATATGTTGCACGTCTAATAGCATCAATTAATTGTTGATCTAAATTTATTCTTATAACATTTCCATCATCACCAACTAAATCAGTTTGGTAACCAAACTCGCTATCAAATGGTCTTATAGTATAAACAGATGTACTATAATCTGTTTGATATAATTTAAATTCACTACCTATACTGCGATAATCTAAATCTTTTACATTAGCAATCATTTGAGCTGTTACAGGGTTATCTTCAATTTGTTTAAATACAAATTTATTAAAGTTAATTAACTCAATATTATTTGTAAAAATAGATTCTGGTGGTCTAGATACTAAATTCAATGAATCTTTTTTATCTTGATTTATACCTATCTCAAACTTATATGGAGATGCTATCGAAGATACACCAAATCTACCTCTCTTAAATTCTTCTAATATCACCTTATTAGTAACATCAGTCATTTCTTTTTCTGTTTTAATAGCTGGCAAAATAAATCTTAACTGGTTTTCAATATTTCTAAAAGACATAGCGTCAAGAATTGCAGTATCACTATTATCTATTATTGCTCTAAATTCTTCTCTTGCATTAACAGCACCAGTATTTATATTTTCTGAATATCCTACTTGTGGTAAACTACCACCAAGTATTTTTTCTGGAACACCAATTTCATCTGCTAACTCAGAATCTATAAAATTAATAGCCTTAAATACATTTGGAGCCGCTTTTTGTAAACTTTCATAAAATATTGGATCATCAATTACAGTTTCAATGAGGTCAACCAAACCATCTCGATCTCTTATTGTAGCAGTAATTACATTATTTGCCATCTCAATAGAAGCTGGTGTAACTTCTTCATCTAATCTTTGAACGTAACCAAGGTATCTTTCTAGTCTATTTCTATGAACTGCTTCATGACCTTGATTAACTGTAACACCTATTGTGCTATCTAATACACCATCTAGTGCTAATGTTAAATAATATAAATTACGATCATCTTGTGGATCAAATCCTCCCCCAAAAACAATACCATTTTCTGGTCTAAATATACTAATAACTAAATCTTGTGCATTTGTATTGTTAGGATCAAGAACTACAGCATTGTAAGCATCACGAAAAATATTTGGCATTAAGTTATAATCGCTTAATCTTAACACTTCATTTATAACTGCACGTTTCTTTGGATTTGCAATTATACTCTCTACTACATCTCGACCAGCTTGTGTACGAACATCTATATTATTTAATGATTCGAAAGTAAAAGTATCATCATCAGCTAACCCAAACTTTGATTTAACTGAATCCCACATACCAAGCATTGTAGCAGGATCATTTCTTACTGAATCATTATAACCACTGTAGTCTGCTCCATATCCTATATTTATGCCAGATTTATAATTAGTTAAACTTTTATTAACTTCTTCACCAATAGCCAAACCATCAGTTACAAATTGGCTTACATTAGTTGACAGTTTGTTTAGTCTAGTAGCATCATATCCAAAAGCACTAAGTAACTGTTCTCTTGTAATAACTTTTTCTTCACCAAGTTTATTCATAAAAGTTTCAGATATTGAAGGGGTATCTGCACGAGATAACCTTTCTAAAGCTTGTAAATTTGCAACTGATGATTGCATTAACTGTATTGCATAAGCATCTGTATAGTTAATTTTTGAATCTACTTGTAATGGTATATCCAAAAATAAATTACGATATACTTTAGCACCTTCAATTTGTTCTACAATTTGTTTATACTGTGGTTCATTTGTTGGGGGTATAGTACCCTCATATGCTTTAGTTAAATTAAGCAAAGTATTATAATCTAATAAAAACTCCTCATCACTAATTTCAGAATTAATAGCTTTGTTTAACAATATAGGTAAATCTTTAGTAACTGTTTGCTGTAAAGTTGTAAAATTCATAGCTCTTTGATTAGCGTCATAACTTAATTCCACATCAACTGAAGATGAATCTAAATATGTTTTTGCATAGCTTAATGCTAATTCTTTTTCTGCACCATCTAAAGTATCCATAAAAGGTTGCATAGCAATAGCAACATTGTTTTGATAGTTAGCACCATCAATCATATTGGCTATAGCTGTTTTCTTTTCTCTATCAGTAATAAATTGTACTTCTTGCAACAATCTTCTGTTGTATTTTTCTGTTGCTAATCTTCTATATAAATCTGCACCAGTTCTTGTATTAATTGCATCTGGTAGTTCTGGTTTATCAAATGTA